TGACGTCATGAGCAGACCGGTCGCCTTCGTCGGGAATTTCACCCGGAGACGCGGACCCTCGGCGCCCGAGACCTTCGTGACCTGTACGCTTCCCGTGGCGATCTCGTCCTTACAGACGGTGAACTGCGAGGCGTCCGTCTCGTTCCACTTCCAGATCAGCGGATGATGGAACGTGTCGAGCTTCGCCTTGTCGGCCGCCGACATCGAGCCGTCCGCGCCAGACGTCGCGGCGGAGATCGAGATATCCGGGGTGAGCCCGCCCGACGAAACGATCGGAGCCGAACCGGTAACGGCCGTAACTCCGGCGGTTCCGCCGTTGACCTGAGACCATCCTGTCGAACCGGTCCCGGTCGACTTCACCCACAAGCCGTCATCACCACTCGGCGTCCCACCACGTACCTGCACGTAGGATCCCGGAGGAGCCGTTACGACACCTTCCGGCGACGAGGCGGCCAGCCCGACCTTCACGCCTCTTAGGGCTGCCGGGAGGCCTTCTCCCGCGAACGCTGGAAGGGCGTCCTGGGTGACGTACGTTCTCTTCGAGGAGGTGGGCATCGCTCACGCCGCCATCAGGGAGTCAACGACATTCGCTGCATCGAGCGCGACGGTCTCCGACACGGTGGAGGGGTAGTGGAGGCCGTCCGGCGACATCGCGTAGGGGTCGGTGTTGAAGAGCGTGATCTTCGCGTCGGCGCCGGCCGTCGAGTCTTGTCCTGCCTGGACGTCGGCGTAGTGAGCCGTGCTCGATCCGCTGTTGAGTCTCATCAGCAGAATCTGGAGATTCGGGAGCCCGAGATCTGAGCGTACTGCGGAGAAGAACGCCGGGAGGTTCGTTCCATAGTTTGCGGCCATCGTCGGATCCATCGCGTCGTTCTCGCCCTGCCACCAGATCAGGAGCGTGCGGTCTTCGGTAGCCAGCGTGGGCCTGTACGGCGAGGCCTTCGCGGTTGCTACCGTATTGATCAGCTCCCGGTAGTTGTGGTTGCCGGCGCCCGCTGGACTCCAGTCGCTTGCGAGGCTGGTGGAGCCTTCCGCGCACTGAATGAGCGAGAGGCGGTGCCCGAGCTGCGTCGAAAGCTTCCACGCGAGAACCTGATTGAAGCCGCCCCAGAGGCGAGAGCTCGTGAGGGGCGTGTACGTCATCGGATAGTAGAGATTCTGCGAGTACGGCTGCCAGCACCCCACCTTGATGTTCGCGTTCGAGTTGAATAGGCCTCGCCACCAAACCCACGCCTTCACGTTCGGAAGGAGAGCGTACTTAGAATCCGTCACGACGCGCGTGTCCGGGCAGTAGGGGACGATGTTTGATTGGCCCGCGAGGATTAGCGTTGTGGTTCCGGCGCTCATCCTTGTACCGCTCCGATCTGTCTCCCCGAGTACGCGCGGACGCGCCGGAGCGCCGAGGCGGTCGCGTTCGGTCCGCAGATGAATAGGTCGGCTAGGTTTGCGTAGAGGAACAAGCTGGACTCGGCCCGAGAGCCAACGTGCATATCCGCCGTCGCATACACGCCCGACGAGTAGGCGGATCCGCTCCCGGGGTCGGTGACGAGAAGCTGGACTCCGTCGAGCGTCTGGGCCGTCGAGCCGGCGGAAGAACCTCCGAGGTCGACCTGGATCACGCCCGGGTCGATCAGCGGAACCGTTCCTGCGTTCGACCTCCGGATCCCGAGCCCGGCCCCGGCTCCTCGATTGCCGACTTCGAGCGTCGAAGAGACCGTGTCGTTGAGGAAGATGCCGAACAAGCCCGTCGCCGAGAACCAGGAAGAACCCCATTCAACGATCGTTTGTAGCGAGGCGGGAGTGTTCGACTGGAGGCCAATCACGAAGTGAGAAGCGGAGAGAGCGTGCATCGCCGCCTTGAAGGCCGCGTCCGTGCAAACGAGCCCGTGAGATCCTCCGAAGATGATCCCCGCGTGAGTCTTCCCGCCAGGGTCGGTGATCGAGGTAGCCCCGTAGGACGGGCGTAGCGTGCTGGTGGCGGTGAGCTGGTACCCCGCCTTCTGGCCTGTCACGGAATTGATCAGGGAACCCGTCAGCGAAAGCCCGGCCCGGGCCGTCCACCACTCGATCAGGTCGAGTTCCGGGTCGGTGAGGGGAGAGTAGGTGGCGGCGGATGAGACTCCACGAACGTACTTTCTACGTTCGCTCCGAGTCGCGCGTCTCGCCGCCGTCCTCCTCATCGGCCGACGTCCGATCCCGCGTAGTCTCCGTCGGACGAGCGCACGACGGCGAAGCCGTTGTTGCTGGACGAACTCTGGATCCGGAGGAATGGATAGCGAGCGGGGATCGCCACGTCGACGCTGCCAGCGTCGATCCATCCGGGCGCGTTGGGGACGATCCCGGCTCCTCCTCCGGAATCAGTCGACACATCGAAGCCGTCGTCTGCGAGCGCTTCCGTCGCGAAGAACCCGAACAGCAATCGATCTCCGACTGTTCCCGGGAGCCATTGAATGGTGATGTACTGATCTCGACCCCACGCGGAGAGATCGATGATGTCGCCGTTGTCGTCGATCGATGGGAACTGATAGGCGCCCTCTCGGATCTGACTCGGGTCTGTACTCGGGCTTCCCGAAGCTCCGCACCGAGGGCCTACTACGATATCTCTCGCCATCACTACCTACCTTCCGGCGCCGCCGGCTCGTCGAGTTGAATCAAGCTCTCATCGAAAGGCGTTACCGGCCTCCCGAGGTCGGGAGCGGTCGCCGCTTCGATCGTCGTCGCGTATTCCGGGTCCTGACGTGACAGGACGTCGTGGGCCGCCGCGAGAGCGCCGGGACCGCGTTCGGCCGCAGCTCGAAGAACCGGTGCGTACCGACCGAGGGCCGACGCGCCAGCTCCGCCACGCTCTAGGAGGCTCCGGACCGCATCCAGGCTCGTGGCCCGGAGAGCCGTTCCCCGGCCTCGTAGCCCCCTTCTCGCAGCTCCGAGGGCCAGCGCCGTACCTCCGAGACCGAGAGCTTGCGGAACGTGATCGGCCGCCGCCGAAACGCCATCGGCGAGAAGACCGAGAGTCCCCACGCCACCGGCGCCGAGAAGGTTCCCGAGAGCGGACCCGCTCGCCGGGGAGGAAGAAGGAGAGAACTCGCGTGCACGTCGCGCGGTCGCGAGTCGACGTTCCGCTTCCGCTCTCACGTCCGGTGAAGCGGTCGAAGCGAGATCTCCGAACTCTTCGGCGAACGGGCTCTCGGTCGAGGAACCTTCGTTACCGAACCCGAGGATCAGGTCCGGATCACGTGACGTTGAAGCGGTAGGGAGTTCGCCGCGATCGCGGGCGGCCCGGCTGGCTTCCGTCGTGCCCGAACGAGAGATGTAGTCCTCTGCAGCCGTGTGCACCTCGGAGGGGCGTCGAGCCCGACCGGTGAGGCCCATCGCCCGGATCCGATCCGCTTCCCCTCGAAGACCGCCGGGAGCGGCGCGAACGATCTCTTCCCGAAGAGGACCTCCGCCTGTCGCCGCTCGAACGTGGGCCTCGTCGCCCAGTTCCCGGAGACGATCGATGATGCTCGACCCCGCTCGGGAAGCCGACGGAGCGACGCGTTCGAGAGCTTCGCCCCCGGCCCCGAGAAGACCACCGGCGAGGCCGCCGCCGAAGACGCCCTCACCGGTGTCGGCCAGCAGCTCGTCCCCTTCGCCTTCGGAAGCTCCGGAGGATGCGAAGCCCCCGAAGAGGGCGCCGCCGCGGACGGCCTGAAGGCCTCGACCGATCGCAGTCGGAGCGCGAGCCTCGGCCCCGAGGGGCGCCGTCGCGAGCGCACCGGTGATCTCCCCAGCTCCGTAGCCGTATGGTGAACGATCCGAAGCTTCGTCTTCGGCGTCTCGAACCACGTCACGAACACGACCGTAGGTCTCGGTCGGATCCGTCGAGAGGTCGTCGAGAGAACCCGGAAGTCCGGAAACGGACCCGGCCTGACCGAGCGCCGCCGCCGCTCCGGTCAGCTCATCCAGCCAGTTCGCGGAAGCTCCGGCTCCTCCTCCGAGGAGGAAGTCGAGAGGGTCGGACGTCACGTCCTCATAAGCACGATGGAGGCGACGTCCGATACCGGGGGAGTCGAGAGCGTCTTCCTGAGCACGAGCGGCGTCACGAGCCCGGCGATCTTCCGCGTGAGGATCCCCGACGATGTGCTCCTCCGGGAGGACAATCGCGTGAGGTGGGAGCGGACCCATCTCGTCGCCGATCGGCTCCTCGTCGAGTTCGATCTGACCTTCGTCGAATTCGCTCACGGGATAGCCTCCCAGGGAGCCTGCAAGGTCATCCCGGCCGGCGCGCTACCGGTCGCGCCCGTCTCCGTGTTGCGGATACGAACGCGAGCGGGCGCCGCCGGAGCTGCTGGAGCGCTTCCGCGTGTGCCGCTCTGTGGAATTGGCGAGCTCGATCCTGCTGATCCTCCGGAACCACCAGGACCCGTGGGGAATCCACGGAGGTAGTACCTCTCGAAGTGCTCCATCTGTTCTGGAGACGCTCCGCCGCCCTCGGCGATGTCCATCACGTTCTGACGCAGGGTGTCGCGCCACGCGTCGAGAGCGGCCTCGTAGGTATCCGTTCCCCCGGTGATTGCGTCGTACCAGTTCACCGCGGGCGGGCTGTCCTGGATGTAGATCTCCCGCTCACCAGCGTTGATCGTTCCCGCGTTCGAGATTCCGGACTGAGCGGTGGCGAGTCGAGACTGAGCCTGAGACATCGCTGTCGCCGCGGGCGATCCAGGGACGAAGAACTGAGAAGGCGGATACTGGTGATAGACCGTGTTAAGGTGATTCAGCGCCGAAACAACGTTTCGAGTTCCGTCGAGAACGCCTCGAACGGCCCTTTGCGAAGGAGCGTCCGAGTAGACGTCGGTCGAGAGGGTGAGAGGCTCTTGTCCACGAGGGGCGGCGACGGCGAACGTCGGGCCCCCGCCAGCTCCGGCGCCTACTCCGCCTTCGCCCATCCGACTCGTTCGAGCGACTACGGCCGCGTGGAGTTCTCGCGGCGTCATCACCGACGCGCGCCGCTCCGCTTCCGCCTGGCTCATTCCGCCGGCCACGAGGTCGCCGATCACGAGGGACCGAGCCTCCGTCGCGCTCGTCCCGGAACCTCCGCCGGTACCGCCCCCTCCGGTGTCGCGGAAGCCGAGACGATCGAATCGGGCGATGATCGGGGCGAGTTCCTCTGCCGTCATCGACTCAATCGGACGCGCGAAAGAAGCCTCCGTACGAGCCCGCATCTCGGGCCGCATCATCGCGAGAGTCGTTCGGACCGCCTGCTGGGCGCCACGAGAGACGCTCGAAGTCGCACTGTTCCGGGCTTCACGAGTCGAACGGGCGAGTTCGTCGGCCGAAGCCTGACGAGCGGAAGCCGCCTCGCGAGAAGCGGTAAGGGCCCGACTCGCGGCCTCGTTCGTGTCCGCCTGTCGAACCTGGAGGCCGTAGTTTCGATCGGCTCGCTCGTCCTCGATGCGCTGACGCGCTTCGGTTCGAGCGGTCGCCGCCTCGGACTGACGAAGGTTCGACTTCGAGGCGAGTGCGGAGCGGAGTCCCGCTCGACGCTCCTGTTCGAGGCGAGAGACGCGATCGTCGAACTCGGGCGCCTGGCGGTGGCCCGCGACCATAAGCCCGGAGCCGAGGGCGTGGAGGATGCGGCGGAACGGATCCGCGTCTCTGGCTCCGGAGATCTCGTCTTCGCTCGGAAGCCCGGCGTCGAGGCGCGGAAGGGGACCGGCGGCCCGGTTCCGTTCCTCATCGATCGGAGGTTTCGACATAGTCTCAGCGGCCACCTCCGGCGGAGGAGGTGGCGATGCTGGAGACATCGCAGATGCAGACGCCGGAGGCGCCGCCGAGGTCGGGTTCGTGAGCGAGTCGAGAGCGGCGAGGGCCAGCTCATCGTCGTCACTCGAAGGAGAAGCCTCGACAGACGGAGACGGCGCTACGGGGGGCGTAGGCGCCTCTTCGAGGTCGAGATCGGGAGTCGGGGTGGGTCCGATCTCCGGGGCGTCTACGGGTGTCGTAGACGGCGGCCGGAACTCGATCGGTGGAGTCGCTCCGGGACGCTCCGGAAGAGCCCCCGCCGGTTCGGTCGGGAACTCGCCATCTCGAACTGAAGCGAGATCATCCGTGAGGTCGCGCTCCGCGTACTGCGGGAGAGGATCCTCCGGAAGGGACAGATGGTCGAGAGCCGCCAAAGCGGCCTCGTCCTCATCCGTGAAGTCGATACGTGCCATCGTCGTACCTCAGGCCGCCGCCGCGATGATCGAGCCGAGAGCGGCGAGAGTGTCTTCCTGGTTTTGCTGTGAGCGATTCGCCTGGGAGTTCGCCGTGGAAGCGTCGGTCGAGTACTGACCGGTGGCTCCGGCCGCACGCGCCGCCGCGTCCTGCCACGCCTGCTGTGTCGCTCCGATGTCGGTCGATCGGATATTGCCGGCGAGCGATCCCGCCGCGTTCGTGGCCGCGAGCTGGCGCTGTTGAGCCGACTGCATCATCGCACTCTCAGCGTCCGACGTTCGCTGCTGTCCCGCCTGCATGGCCTGTTGCTGGGTCGCGAAGTCGAGGCCGGAGCCTCCGAGCCCACGAGCCGAAGCCTGCTGAGAGAGCGCCCGGCGCTGAGCTCCTGCCGCCTGCGAGTCGCGGGCTCGGGTCGTTTCCATCGCCTGACGATCCGCCCCGGTCGGTCCCTGCTGTCCCCACTGCTGGAGCTGGGCGAGGGCGCCGAGCTGCGCGTCTCGATCTTCGGAAGGTCCCGAGAGCTGGTCCGCCGTCGGAGGAGAAAGCGTGTCCCAGTAGGCGCGGTTCCGGTTCGCCGCGTCCTGCTGACGAGCGTAGTTGACCTGGTCGGAGAGACCGGTAAGGCCTCCGATCGGAGAACCGGCAATCGAAACGAGAGCTGGGTTGTTCTCGTTCAGAGTGTCGTAGGCGCTCGTGGGGTCGTTGTATTCGGCGCCGTATGGATTGTAGTTGTTCGGCACGTTATCCCTCCACGACGAGAATAGTCAGGTCGTAATCTACGTTGTCGTCCAACCCTAGTCCTCCAAGGATGGTCAGATTCGACGAAGTAGAAGTCGACGCCCATGAACACTTCAAAGGGACACCGGAGTAGAAGATCGTCCGGTTCGCCTCCGTCGAGGCTCGGATACACCGGACGTCGATCGGCGGCTTCGAGGAGGAAAGTCGAAGGACCCGAGGCGACGAGGTGTTGAACGTGGTCTGGTAGACCGTTCCGATCTGATCTCCGTATCGGACGTTCCCCGCGAGGATGTTCTGCACGGAGTCGACCCACGCCTGTAGGTTCCGGGCGGAGCCCTCCCAGCCGTTCTCGCTTCGAAGAGTGAGCTTTACGGGTTTCATCGCGTCGTCTTCTCCGACGTCCCCTCGAAGACGATCGAGATCCCATTCACTCGGAGCGGGTAGACGTCACTCGTGATCAGGATCGGGGCGAGGTTCGCGTTTCGCGCCACCTGGAAGGAGACCCCGACGCGAAGGGGCTGGATCTGCTGGACCCGAGCCTTGTTCGAGACGAGCGTCCATGGGCTCGTGTCCCGCTCGGAGGTCGCTCCGACCTCGTAGCGTGGGATCGAGCTGGTGCTCTCGGGGTACGGGGCCCGAAGGTCCATCTGTACCTGGATCTCGCGGGCGACGACGCCAGTCGGAACCCCGGCCGGAGCTGTCGGTTGCCACTCGATCGCGAGGATGCACGAGGCCATCTCGTGACCGCCGTAGTGAGTCGTCTCGGGGAGAGACCCGACCGGCGAAAACGCTGATTCGAGGGTCAGTGTCTTCGTCCCATCGTTGTCCACGACCTCCGTGATCCGGCGGAACTCATGAACTTCGGAGATCGAGCGCGAGAGGGCGTCCCCGACCTGCACGTCCCACGGCCCGAAAGCGCTCGTGTTGACGATTGCTGTTGTCACTCCGGCGAAGGTCAGGACGGTGACGTCGCTCCGCGCGAGGAAGTAGGAGCGATCGTATCCCTGGATGTTCGGGAGGGCCTCTCGGACCTCGTAGCGTCCGCTTCGGGCCGTGTAGAGGTTGTCGGTCTTCGAACCGGCGGCCGTGTTCCACGCCGTCGCGCCATCCTGCGTCCATTCGGAGAAGGCGCTCGTGTTGAGCGAGTAGCAGTAAATCTTCCCGACGGTCGCCGTCTCGGCGCTCGCCGGTACGCAGAAGAGGACAAGTTGACGCGACTGCCACGGGACGACGATCGCCCCGTGCGAGTCCTGCTGTACGTAGGAGAGATAGGTTCGAAGCTCGTTGTCGAGCTTCCCCGCCGATAGGCTCTGGACCGAGTCTTCCGTGATGGCGAAGAACCCGCGGTCTCCCCAGGCGAAAGCTACGTTCTTCGCGGTAGCGACCGCCTCGGAGCGGACGAGGTGTAGGGTCGGATCGAGGAGGTCAACGCTCCACTGATCGGGGGCGACGCCGGTAACGCGCCACAGGCCATCGGCCTTGAAGACGAGGAGCGCGTTCCGGAGAGGGACGAGGGAGAGGATCGGATACCGCTGGTCGCCGATCTCGAAGTACGACGTGAGAGACACCGCCTCCGGCTCGTCCGTCTGGCTGAAGTAGAGTCGGTTCGCCCGGGCGTCATTCGTCGTCGGGGACGTCGTAGGGGCGTCGAGAGGTGGGGAGAAGGCGCTCGGGCAGGTCGAGGAGATCGTATGGGCCCCTCCGCCCACTCCGACCTCTTCGAGAGTGAATCCCGTGCACCCGTTCGGATAGGGTGTCGTGCCTTCCCCGTTGAAGATGTCGGGCGCGTTAGCGGACTGCCCGGAGAGGGTATCTCCGAGCTTCACCGGCGTGGTCGAGAAGGCCCACCCCTCTAGGATGTAGTCGACGGTCGGAAGCCAGCCGTTCGGGAGCGCCTTTGTTCCCTGGAGCGCCGCGTAGTAGTTCAGCCAGTAGCAGATCGAAGCGATCGCAGACTGTCGGCCCCAGTCCCCGTAGCGAGCGTCGTGGATCGGGAAGCAGTACGGGTAGTCCCCGGACCACGGTGCGATCCTCGTATGAGCGGTGAGGTCCTGGGAAGCGCCGAAGAACTCGATCCACGCGTACAGGGTCAGCCCGTCGACTGTGATCGTGTCGCCTACGAACGCGTCCACGGTCCCGCTGTGCAGAGCGGCCGTCGTCATCGTGATCTGGGTCGGAGAGTCGACGGATTCGATAAACGTCTGGTTTCGAACCTTCGCGCCGTCGAGGCCGGGGCCGCTCGTGCAGTCGGTCCAGTACATCCCCGGCTTCCACCCGGCCGTGGACGTGAGGCTCGTGACGATCTTCGAGCCGTTCACATACACGCCCGTCCCCGTCTTCTCGGCGAGGAGGCCTTGCGGAGAGTCCGCGTCCATCGTCCCCATCAGCGTCGTTCCCGAATCGAAGGCGTTGTTCGAGAGGGTGAGCTGGGTGTACGGGAGGCCGAGGAACGTGATCGTGTCGATCTTCAGGATCCGCGTATTCGCCGGGATGAATGGCCCGTCGACCGTCGGCCCGTATTTGAAGTTGTCGGTGAACAGCATCCCGACGACGAGCCCGGCCGCCGAGACCGAAGCGGTCGAGGCTTCGAGCGTCACCGTGTCGAGTCCGAGCGTGCACGAGGCGATCCGAAGGTTCCTCATCACCCCAGCGCGGTAGAGGTGCTGGAGGACGATCTCGGGACTGCGGTGCTTTGAGACCGTGTTCCCGTACCACATACACCGCTGCCAGTTAGCGATGGCCTGCGCCTGAGGAGGCGCGTACTTCGCGCTCCCCGCTCCGCCCTGGTCCACGTCGGTGTAGAGCTCAGCGCCTAGATCGTTCTCGGGGACGACGTCCTTCGGCGGGACGAAGTAGCCGTTGTCTACGTCGTCGGCCGTGATCGTGTACGTGAATGCGAGGTAGTAGACGGGGATCGGAGCCTGCGCCTCGATGTTCGCCTTCGCGGTCCCCATCGGCACTGCCAGAGTCCGGTAGAACTCGACGCTATCGCCCGCGACGAGGACCGGAACGGCTCCGGCCCCGCTCGTGTAGTACGGGATGTAGAAGCGCGTCCCGGAGCCCCAGGCGTTGATCGATGGGAGACACGTCGTGATCAGGTCGTAGCTCGGAGGACTCCGGCGGATGTAGCCGTTCGAGTCTTTCTTCACGAAGACGAACTTGTAGGCGACAGCCCATTCCTGCTCGGTGATCGGGACGACGTCTTCCGGGTGTGCCGGGTCCCACCCGACGAAGAGATCCGCGTAGGACAGCTCCGCCCCGTGCCAGTCGGTGATCGGGTTCATCTCGACGCCCGCGACGCGAGCGTCAGCGGTTCCGGGAGAGCCCGCCTCGAAGGCGACAATCCCCCGACTCCCCGTCATGTAGAGGTTCTTCCGAGCTTCCGCGAACTTCGTCTCCGTCAGCCCGAAGTCGACGGGCGTGAAGGCTCCCGGGAGAGGCTCGGCGAACGGGCCGTCTGTCCCGGTCGTGTTCTTCACTTGCCAGGTGTCGCCGTTCTTCGCGACGACGAAGACGGTCCCGTCGAACTCGACGAGGTTTTTCGGCGCGAAGTTCGTCTCGGTGTCCTCAACTAGGACTTCGAAGTTCGGACGGGACTCGGCGACGCCGGCCGCCCGGATCACGACGTTCTCCGCCCGGCGAAGCGCACCAGACGAGCCCACGAGAAGGCCGCTAGGATCACGCGCTAGGCTCTCGATCGTGAGGAGGGTACTAACGCTCATCGCCAGCGTCTCCGACCAGCCCCGGCCCCGCGGAGAGGCGAGAAGCGGGAGATGATCGGACGCGAGCCCGCTTCGTTCCGCGGTTCGATAAGGTCCTGGGCCGCCTTCATCGAGCGAAGGACGCCGGCCCCGGCCGCCGCCGCCCCGTCGAGGTCCTTCGACATCCGTAGAACCTGCTCGACCACGAGTCCTTCGAGCGTTGTGAACAACTCTTCAGGGATCTGCGGAGAGACGGTCTGGTCTCGGAGACAGATCCAGTCCTGTCGGCCGTTCGGATTCCCGACAACCGTCGAGATCACCGCCGGGTCGACCGGCGTACTCGGGTCGAGCGTGATCACGTTCGGATCGCCGGAGTCCCAGGACGCGACTCGGAGATCCGTGTAGGTCAGGTCGTACGGCGTTTCCCCGTACACGACGTCGAGGAGGGTCCCCGCCGTCTGCATCGTCTCCGGGACCGGCCCGGCCAGCTCGATCGACGTCGTGGACCCGGCGTGGTCGATCTGCATCGCCGCGCTCGTGAGGACGAGTTTCGACGGCTGACGCAGGTACCACACGCGCATCGTGTATCCGGCCGGAGGAGTCCCCGGGAACACAATGAAGTCGTCCTTGAAGTAGTAGCAGTAACTCGTGGTCGACGGACCGATACCGACCCATCCGCTCGGCGGGTCGATGTTGTCGAAGTCGAGTACGACTCCGGCCGTGTTGATGAGCTTCACGTCCCGGACGATCCGAGCGAGCGATCGCCGTGGAAGCCGGTAGGTCGTAGCCCCGGTGACGCGGATATCCTCGAACGTCAGCCAGTAGTCCTCGCGAGAGGCCTTGATGCGGTCGGCTACGACCGTGATGAGATGGTCGTTCGCGAGGGAGAGTAGGCGTGCGTCGGTGAAATCCGAAGTCTCAGGGAGGAAAGCCTGGAGTCGGATCTTTTCGAGGAGGTCTGCGGTGGTGTAGGCCACGTTAGACCTCCCTCAGCGCTGTCGAAGCCTCGAAAGCTCCGCTAGGGGGTCGTCGCCCTCTTCGAGAATCTCTTCGTCGCCGTCGCCCGAGCCGGTCGCGACCTCTTCGGCCTCGGCCGTCGGGTCTTCGTCTTCCTCGGGAGGAGGCCCGCCGATCAGGATTGTGATCGCCGCGCGCTCGTCCGGGTCGAGAGCGTCCGCGAAGCGACCCCGCCCCATCATCGTGGAGATCCCTTCGAGCGCCGCGAGCTGCGCCGCCTCGTCGTCCGCCTCGTCTCGTGGGTCGCGGGGAAGCTTCACGCGGATACTGCTCCCCCCTTGAGGACCACGAGGGACGAAGCCCACGCGTCAGTCGTCGAAGGAGCGAACGAGGAGGCCCCGAGCGTCAGGACGGAGCACGACTTCGAGACCGAGATCAGGGCTCCGACGCGTCCGCCCTCCTGGAGAGCGAGCGTCATCACCCCTAGGGCGTTCGACGCGAGGACGAGGCCCTTCAGCTTGGAATGCGCGTTGATTTTCGCGACGAGGTTGGTGGCGGTCGCCGTGGCGTCCGCCCCCGGAGCGAATTCGGACTCGTTCGCGGGGGAGGACTTGCACGTCAGAACGACGGACCCGATCGTGATCGTGTCGTTCGCCGTGGCGTGATCGGAGAAGGTCGAAGCGAAGCTCAGCCGAGCCCCGGGATCGATCCCCCCGGTGAAGAACGAGCCGGTGATCGTGAACGCGTCGGACGTACCGACGTGCTTCTGCAGGTAGTGGGCGTTCCCGCCGCTCCCGGGGCGCACCGCCGTGATCGTCAGCGTCCCGGACGCGTTCGTCGCAGTCCAGAAGCCGAAGGCGTACGGATGGCCGTTGATCGCCGCCGCGAGGTTCGCGCCCGTCGTGGTCGCGTTCGTCTGCTTGAGAAACGTTCCGTCACCGGCGACCGGAGTCCCCGATGTGACGCACGTGAACTTCAGGAAGCGTCCGAATCCGTCGTTGAGGACGAGGTAGTCCCCCGCGATCAGGTCGGCGTACGTGATTGAGACCTGCTGTGAGGCCCTCACGCCCGTCGAGTCGTCCGTACGGACACGGACGACGGCGGGAGTTACCCCGCCGGCCACGGCCGCGAACAACGCCGAAAGGCGGTCGAGTGGCCCGCGTACTCCCTGGGAGACGAGCAGGCTGAGGTCGGTCCCGGACTTCCCTGGGACCACAACCTCGATCAGCATCTTACCAGCGTTACCACTCGCCATCGTCGTTCCCTTTCAGTCGAGCCTAGGAATCAGCTCGGTTCAGGGAGCGTCGGGAGTGACGATGCCGGTGATCTTGATGTTCTTCGCCGGACGACGCGTGAAGAGATACTGGTTCGAGTAGTTCCGGACCTCGACACCGGCCGAGTTCGGCAGGTTGAAGAAGAAGTCGTCGGTCTTCTCGCCGGGCATCCCGTTCGCGATGTCCGAGGCGCCAGATCGGAGCCAGAACTCCGGCATGATCCCGAAGCACTCGCCCTGCTTCACCATCGGGTGAGGGCGAAGCTCCATCGCACCACCGTTGCTGCCGTAGAACGTCAGCTTGGTAGCGCCGTTGACCATCTCCTTCTTCGACCCGTCGGCGTACCGGCGGAGAGCGGACTGGTCATCGCACAGCGTCTGCCACGCGAACGGGTTCATGAGGTACACGATTCGGCCGTACCCACCGCGAACGACCACTCGGGTCGTCGCGTTGTGGAGACGAGACATCGTGAGGGCCGCTCCGCCGAGGGAGACGGTGTTCCCGCGCCACAGGCCGTACTGACCCGCATCGATACCGAACATCGAGCCTGTGTTCGTCACGATGGCGTCGATTCCGTACATCGTGTTGACCACGGTTCCGGAGCCACCGCGGAACGCGAAGACCTGACCGGCCGCGAGGAGACCGACGTCGGTCGTGTCGCCCGAGATCTTCACCTTCCGGTTGTCCGGGTCCGTCTCCACGAGGAACTGGAGAGGAGCGTTCGTGTTGAGCGGTGAGGTTCCCGGCGCCGTGAAGACGTCGAGACGGCTCTTCTCCGCCTGAGCCCAGATTCCGGGCGCCCACGTCGCGCTCGTGATCGTGACGATCTTCGAGGTCGAGGTGTCGTTGGCGACGGACTCGATCGTCCCGATCGAGGTGTTGCCGTACAACATGTTCGCTTCGACGAGGAAGCGGTGCGACTCGTCGAGGCCGATCACGACCTCATCGAGAGCGGACCCGAAGGCCGCGTCACCGGCGCTCTGGGCGCGGTAGATCGCGTTGTAGGCGATCTGTTCGCGGATCACGATGTCCGCCGACTTCACGACCACTTCGGCGGTCTGAAGGGGAACCGGATCGTTCAGGTCATAGACGGTATCGAGAGTCGTCGAGCCGGCCTGGGTGAAGCCCTGGCTGCGGGACATGAACATCGGCTCGCGGAAATCGAGACCGATGGTCGTACGACCGCCCTCGTAGGGGATCTCGTCCTGGCAGATCGCCCATTCGGGAACAAGCTTCTGCTTCTCGCCGTAACGGGTCTTGTACCAACCGTTCAGTGTATTCGCGACAACGCCTGACATCTTTGCGACTCCGAATCTGTCGCCCGGTTAGGGGCGGGGTGGATCCGTTCGGTCGCTTGGAACGTCACCTCCGAAGGGCCTTGATGAGGGCTTGCTTAGGAGGGCGGTCGGCTATCAGAACAGTAGGTGAGAGAACTCTACGGTAGGTTGTTGAACTCGTCTGCTGGGAAAGTGGTTCAGCGAATCCGGTTCGACGCGTCGAGGCGTCGGAGATACGCGCGCATCTGATCCGGAGTCTTCACGTCGGCCATCGGAGAAGGTGCCGGCTTTGCCCTCGTCGCCGTACGGCGCCCCGGCTGCGAGGCGACTCTCTCGACGTTGATCTGGTTGATCTTCGCGGCTCCCTCTTCGCCGAGAAGCTTCACGAGGGCTTCCGGGGAAAGGGACTTCAGGTAGGCGGCAGTCCGTCCGTTGAACTCTTCGGCAACCTGTGCGGCGATCTGCTGGTTCGTGACTGGGATCCCGAGCTTGATAGACTCGGCCTTCAAGTCCGCCATTCGCTTGAAGGACTCCGCGTTCACCTCGACTCCGGCGTTCTTCAGGAGAATCGGAAAATCGCGAGAGAACTTCTGTGCCAGTTCGGTCTGCTTCACGGTGCGAAGCCGAGCCTCATCCGCTTTGATCTTCACCTCGCGCTGCCTCAAAGCGTCTTCGCGCTTCCGGTCTTCCGCCGTCATCTGCTCTCGACGTGCGGCCTCGGCCTTCTGCTCGGGAGTCATGGAGTCGAGACGGATCTGTTCGTTCACGACCCTCTCCGCGAGGGTGAGGAGCTTCTCCGAGCCGATCATCTTCGCGAGCTGGCCGGCGGCCTGCTCCGGGTCACTCATGAGCTGCTGGAAGCGCTCGAAGCCCTTCTTGATGCGCTCGTTCTCGGCGCGGATCTCGGCCGCCTCCTTGTACTTTTGGTGGGCGCCCTTCGCGAGCGGAAAGACCTCGGCCATCTCATCGAGGGTGACGTCCACCTCCTCGTGATTGACCTTCATCTTCCGCCTGTAGGCCTTGAGGCGTTCTTCGAGGACGTCCGAGACGTCGATCTCGATCTCGCTCCCGTCGTCGAGCTGGTACTTCACGAGGTCCGGAGTTCGCTCCGGAGGAGGGGTCGCTTCCTTCCGCTTCGCCGTCGCCGCGGGCGGGGCCGCGGGCTTCGCGCCGGTCGCGACCGCCTGTGCGCTCGGAGTCCCCGTAGGGCTCGTAGAGGCCGGGGGAGAGGCCGCCCCGGGCTTCGCCGCCGCCGTCGGGGCGGAGGGCGTAGAGGGCTTCGGGGCGTACCCTCGCGGTGGCTTCCCGGCGGTGGAGGGCGCGAGGATCGGACCTCCCGTCGTAGAACCGCCAGAAGGGGAAGGGGACGGGGCTCCGCCCGTGGGCGAACCTCCGGGAGAACCAGCTACATCAGCCATCGGAAGAACCTCCAGAGAAAGAGATCACGCGGGAGCGCGCTGACCCGTGAGTGGGTTGGTCGGCATCAGCGGACCGCCGGGAGGCGGAGGGCCTCCGAGCGGGCGAGCGCGACCGTCGGGCGCCGGAGGGCCGGCGTTCGGGCCCGGGCCCGTCGTCGGGCCGGGAGGCTTCGGCGCGGAGCCCTGCGGCATCGCCTGCAAGGCCGGGGGCGGCGGAGGCGCGACGCTCTGGGTGAGGGACCCGAGCTCAGGGCCCATCGCCATCCACATCTGCGTATGAGCGTTGATGTGGTCGAGAACGATCTTCGAGGCGGCGTCGTTCTCGCGAATCTCGCGAATCGCTAGGACCGCCGCGTGTTCCCGGACGTGGATACCGTGGTCGTCTACGAGGCGAACCGTGCAGGGTTTACCCTCGGCGAGGTCTTCGTTCTCGCGGGCGATGAGGTCGAGCTGGGCCTTCTCGCCCGAGTAGGCCGATTCGAGACGCCCGGTCGAGAGAACCTCGATGTACTGCTCGGGGGTCTTCAGTAGCTTGTTCTGGAGCAGCTGTTGCGCGATTTCGAGACGACCCGCCGAACTCTCCTGAAGAGGAGAACCTACGTTGATCGTGACTCGGTCGATCGTGTCGAGCTTGTCGCCGCTCCACTCGATCATCGCGCCCTTATTCGCCCGGCCGACGATCTCGACCGGACGCGGGTTCTTCGCGTACCTCTTCAGAAGGGAGATCAGGCCCGTTCCAACGCGCTCGCGGTGGCGAACCACGGCGCTCTGAAAACCACCGTTGAAGGCGATCGCGAGAGACTGAACGAGAGCGAGGGCCGCTCCCGACTTCAACTGGGGAGCCGGGTCGCCTCGGATTACTGAGTTGATCCCCGAAAGGGTCTCCATCAACCGCTGGATGACGTCGCGGAACTTGTCGACCGACGCCGGCATCGAGAGCAGGTCAAGAGCCTCCGGCCGTCCGCCGTTGGGAGCGTCCGGGTTGGGGGTGTATTCGAGGAGACGCATCCCCTTCGCCACCAGCTCGGGGGAGAAGTCGGTCCCCTTCGGGGCCAGAACGTTCTGCACACCGAAGGTCGTAACGTTCGTGATCTGGCCGTTAAGAACGGCGTCGTAGACTTCCTGCAGGGCCAGGAGATCCCACATCGGGGTATGTCCCCGAGCGATCGTCATCTCCCTCTCGGGCGTGAGGAGGTAGACGGGGACCTCCGCTAGGTCCATCTCCTCGTCTTCGAGGACGACGCCGGAGCTACCGGAGAGGACCATCGCGAAACGCCCCTTCGGGAGCGCGTCGCACGGGAGGTGGTACAGGTACCAGACCGTGACGAGGTCGGCGTTCGAGTCGTCGGTCTGTCTCTCCCAGGGAGAGCTAGAGCGGGACGCGGACCGGGCCCAGAGGCGTTCCCCGGAGCCTCGAAGGGCGATGATGTCGTCCTTCCACTCGGGATAGCGGGCCGCGAGGTTCCAGAGATTCTCGCGGTAGGGGACGATCGCCCAGTCGAGGTCCTTCGAGGCCCGGTCGAGATCGTGGATGATCTCCATCGGGTTGAACATCCGGGCTTCGACGTCACCCGAGAGGACCGCTACCTTGTCAACAATCGGAAGCCCGTCGGCGTCGAGCAGCGGATTCCCGCGCTCGTCGAGGACGGGGCGGTCCTTGTAGCCGACCGGCTTCCCGACGAAGGGGTTCCACCGGAGAGCCGTGTAGCCTTCGCCGAAGTTCAACGAGGCTCGGGCCGCGTCGGTCGTCACCTCTTCGAGGGAGAGGGCCCGGTGGTAGAATTCGAGCAGGGACTTCGCGAGAACAACCTGACGGGCCGACTCGGTGTCCGTGTTCGTCGCCCTCGGGTCGTAGGCGATACGATCGTGCTGCGCGGTCGCGATAAGCGCCTGCTGGATCGACCGAAAGTGGTTCGTCCGGATAACGACGTTCTCGCCGTTCTCGCCCCCGTAGTTCACGGCCGTCGAGTCGGCCATCCCGCCGTTCGCGTCGAACCCGTAGTAGGTCCGCTCGGCGGCGAAGAAGAGCGAGAGCCGGCCGTCCCGGCGGAGACGAGCGTTGTAGCGGAGAGCCTTGCTCTGGATTACCTCGGGGAGGTCTTCGGACTCGACGTCGGCCCAATACCGGTCGTCCGGTAGGGCGGCGAATCCACCGGTCCCCGAGAATCCTGTTGGGCTCATAGGCCCAGCGCTCCGAAGCGGTGATCAGCGACAAGGACTTGCGAAGACAACGTCGGGCGCGTTCCCTTTCGAGACCGCAGCTCCCGATTCAGATGTAGTCCGTCGCGGTATTCGCTGAACATCGGTAGTTTGGTATCGTCTCTCCGATAGTCACGCCTCGTAGAGAGTCCGGCGTTCGACCGATAAGACTCTACGGTAGGTTGTTGGAGGCGTCTGCCACCGTTGGCTATTTACGGACGCCTCGCGCCTCTCTAAGGGCATAAGCCCACTTCCGGGCCCGGTCCTCGGTCTCGTCCCTCGCGGGGTTCCTAAGGTGGCTAGGGACCTGCTGGGTGTAGAAGTCGAACTTCGTAGGCGGGAGAGGGTTGTGGTTCCGGTCGACGTGGCGAACGAGGTACATCGCGGCGGCGACTCCGTCGCAGTGTCCGAGGATCGAAGATTCCTCGAAGTCGGTACCGGCTCCGTTCCACATCCCATTCTCCAAGTGCGCGATCGTCTCGGTGCAATCCGGGTGGATGAGGAGGTCGCCTCTCTGGATTTCCATCCGGAGGGCCTGGAGCGCGGCGCGCTTTTCCTGGTTGTGGACAGCGCCCCACCGGACGTCTCGGGCCGGGTCGTTCGGGGCCTGTAGGCGGGAGAGGTCGGCCCGGAGCGTGGGCTGGGCGTCGATCAGACGCGTGTGCCGGCTGAAAGGCGGGGTCGTACCGGGCCAGAGCGATTGTTCCTTCGCGAGGACGGCGCGTTGGATCTCGTCGGGCCGATAGCCGCGGAGGTACAGCTCGCCCTCGACGACGATCTTCGCGAGCTGGAAGTGCCAGTAGGCGAAGAGAAGGGCCGTGAAGTGCTTCGTGAAGCCGTAGTCGCCGATTACGTACCGGTCGAAGAAGGGCGGGCGGGGAATAGCTCGAACGACCTTGTCGTGGGCTACGGCGAACTCGGGGACGAGCGCCCGCTCTGGGTTCGTGATGAACTCGGCGAGTCCTTCTCGACGCCAGACGACCTCGCTCGAACAGCCGCTCCGGAACTTCGCGATGTCGTCTTCGGAGAGGTGGGAAGGGGGGGCGTCGGTGATCTTCCGGTGGTGGTAGCTCTTCGTCTTCTTCGCTTGGTCGACGAACTTCTTGAAGGGGTGAGCGATCGACTCGGGAGGCGAGGAGGCGACGAGGATCTTCCCGTAAACACTCCCGGCCGTCTTCGAGTTCTCTCGACCTCGCCCGGCCTTCATCATCGTCGGGACGAGAATCGAGCCGACAACGTATTCGAGGACGTCGATAAACCCGGCCTCGTCGATCACTACGAGATCGGACTTCGGCCCACGGAGGCGATTCGCCTTCTGGAGGTCTTCGGACCCCTTTAGGACGATCACGGACCCGTTCTGAAAGCGGATCTCGTCGCCTACGATCGTCGGCTTCAGCTCGGGAGGCGCGGTCTCGGCGATGAAGTAGACGATGTCGTCAACGAAATCGTGGAGGGACGTGATCGTCGCGCCGAGATAGGGGACTCTCGCCTTCTTCTTGTTGAGACAGACTTCGCAAGCGAGAACTAGCGCCGCAAAGGACTTCCCGTAACGGCGAGCGATACACCAGACGCTGATGAACGCGGAGGTCGCTCGGAACTCTTCGAGTAGCTCGACCTGTCCCTCGTGGAGGAGGAAAGACAGGTCGCCCTCTCTCCACGCCTCGAACCGGAGCGACTCCTTTACGGCATCTTCGCCGTATTTCGCGATCGTCTCCGAGAGGGTGAGTTCCTCGTGTGCGTTGTTAGCGGGGTCGCCCGCGGTCCTATCCGAGCCTCGTAGGCGCGGACCCATCCGCTACCCGGCGAGGGCTCCTAGGGAGGCTCGGAGCTTCCGGCGGGTATCGACCTGGCGGGTTGCTTCCTCGATCGCGCGGAGGGCTCGGTTCCTCGAAGCCTTCCGGCTCCGCGTATTCCACAGCCGCAGGAAGCTCGCCGACACGTGTACCGCGGCCTGAGCTCCCGGTTCCGCTACGTAGGGCGTCGGGGTGGCGTGCTCGGGGGGGGTGCCGTGCGTTACCGAACCCGGCTGCGGAGCCAGCTCGGTCGGGTCGGGCACTTCTCGGGAAGTGGACACTCTAGTCGAGACACCCCACCCCCCACGGACGGGATCATCGAAAGACCCTGGCCCCCCTCCCTGTACCCCCCCGGTCACGCGCGCCTCGGAGAACCCGAAGGGAGCCTAGCCTCGACGCTCCGCGTAAGGCGGGCTAGCTCACCCTCGACCTTCTCGACCCTGCCGAGCAGCTCGGAGGACGTCTCCGCGTCTTTCCGGTGCAGGGCGGCCTCCTCACGAAGCTCTCGCCGCTCCGCGGCCCGAGAGAGCAGGTTCATCCTCCAGCCGGCGAGGGCGAGGAGACCGAGACCGAACAGCGAAAAGGCGATAGCGGTCATCGGCTCTCCCAACCTCTCCCCGAAACGAAGGAGTCGTTTCGGATCTCGTTCGAGATCTTCGCCGCGACCGTCGGCCGGGCGTCGGCCGATTCGAAGTCCCGTACTCGATACCGGTCTACCTCGTGGGCTGGTATCGAAACTCGGACCCAGCTTGTCCCGCCCGAACCGAGTCGGAGAACGAATCCCCTCCACGGACGTTCAGTCGACTTGACATACTGGTCCTTCTGCGAACCCGAATGGGGGCTCTCGGCCCCTTCCGAAGTGAGGTTTCGACCCGAGGGCGGAGACTGGTCCTTTTTGCACTTCTCGGCCGAATCTGAGGGTTCGGTCCGGTCGGTGAGGAGTCGGGTGGACCGCACCGGTTCTTCGACGGCGCGGAGCGCCTCTCGACGGGCCTTTGCCTTCTCGGAGGAAGCGAGCTGAGCCTTTTGAAGGGCGGCTTTCTGGGCTGGAGTCACTTCTCGGGGTCCTTCGGGCTCGGGAGCATCTCGATCGGCTCTCGGAGGTCGCCTCGGAGGACGGATCTTCGGTCCTCTCGGGAAAGCTTGATAGTCACGCTGGGTAGGGCGTTCCCCGTCGTCTCGATCTGCTTCTTCTGGACGAGGTGGAAGTTCTTCGGGTCGTGGCGCTCTAGGGCGTAGGCCCTCATAGGCCAGATCTTCCCGGTCGTATCCTCCATCGCCTCCCTCAACCACTTACGGCGAGGTTCGGACCGGGCCGTCTCAACCTGGTTGGCGATGTCCGGGTTCCGCTCCATCAACTCCGATAGGGAGGACTCGGATAGGCCCTCTTCCGCGCAGGCCCACGAAAGCCAGTCGCCCGCGCGGAGACGCGTGCAGAGGCTCTCTAGGCGCTCCGGTGTCCATTTTCGTGGGGCTCCTGGGCCCCTCGCGCGCGAAGACGCTGGTATGCTAAGCGCGGAACCCCCTAGTTTCGTGGTCTCTTTCCACGCCCGGAACTCCGCTAGTTCCGCCTCGTTCGGGAGGGAACCCGACCCTGAGGGACGCTCCGCGTCGGTCAAGGTCACCCTCCGGGAAGGAACCGAACCCGTAGGACGCTCCGCGTCGGTCAAGGTCACCCTCCGGGAAGGAACCGAACCCGTAGGACGCTCCGCGTCGGACGAGTTCCCGTCGGGCTCACCGAGCCCTGAGGGACGCTCCGCGTCGGTCACGTCACCGGAGACGACCGAGCCCCGAGCAGACTGACGCTTCGTCTCGTTCATACGAAGTCCTTCCGCCCGAACTGTAGCGAGGGCCTATCCGAGTCCGTGGTATGCTGGTTGTGTAGGGGCGAACGAACGAACCCCGAAAGGAACAGGGTCCAATGATTGATAGTGCTGAAGAAGTCTTCGGGGACCTCCTCGAAGCCCGAGTCCCCGATTCGACGAAGAAGATCGCTGCCGCAGGAAGGCTTCTCGCCCGTCTCGAAGAGGTCCTCGGGAAGTTCGAGTACCGGATGCAGAAGAAGCCCCAGCGTCTCGGAATCGGTAGCATCAACCCCGATCGTCACATCCCGATGGAGGTCGCTCACGACGACGACGGGAACTTCTACCTCTCGTTCGGGAACGAGTCGTCGCTTCTCCCGGTCCAGTACAAGCGGCACCCCGGGGAATACGTCGGAACGTCGAAGGTTCGCGTAAACGGCGTCGAGGAGTGGTCCGACGCCCTCTCCGACATCGCTAAGGCGATCCGGGACGCCCTGAGGAAGAGGGCTGCCGAGCGAGACGAGGAGTAGCGAGCTCATCGCGCGCTCCCCGTATTCGCCCCTAGGACGTACCCGATGGCGAAGACCACCCCGACAGCCAGGAGGCCGAAGAAAGCCCGTCTCGCCAGAACCTCGACGACTCCCCTGATGACGAGGTCGGTCACTTCTGACTCGCCACGTCGTAAGAGCAGTTCGGGTTCACTTCGTCCACTGACACTCCGCAGCCCACGCAGGCCCTCGACCTACGTCCCTGGTTGAGCTTCCATTTGGTGTAGTCCGAGTAGCAGTTCGGGTATCTCCGCTCGATCTCGGCGAAGTCGCATTCCCGCGGCGAGGGGTCGACTTCGGTAAGGAGTTTCCCGTCGTCGAGCCAGTACGTCACGACCTCTCGGACGGGACTCACCTCTGTGCCGTCTCCGGTCGTGGCTACGACTCGGGTCACGGTCACGCGTTCGACTCGGCGCACTTCGTTCCTCATTCGCTCTTCTCCTCGGCCGTATTCGACCGAATGGGCGCTTCAGCGCCGACTTCGACCAGGACCCGTGTTCGAGCCTCCATCAGCTCCCAAAGCGTGGACGCTTCGAGGTGATAGACTTCGGGGCCGTGTCTCGTGGTGAGAGTGATATCCAGCGCGTAGTTCATCGCAATCTCCTCCATTCGCGGAACGGGAACTGTCCCTGGACGAACCTCGGAGGGAGGTCTCCCCTCCACTCGGGTTCGTCGATTCCGCCGATCGTCTTCACCTCAAGGCGCTTCCCGCACGTGAGGTCGTAGGGCCGGTAGTGATACCGCTTCGGAGTGTCGTCGCCCCAGGCGTTGTAAGCCTCGTGGACCTCGACGAGTACCTGAACCCCGTCCTTCGAGCCGACGTAGACCGCGACCACGTAACCGTCCCGTGGGTGCGACTTCCGAGGTCGGTTGAACGCCTTCTCGTGGTCGGCCTTCCGGGCGGCTTCCCGGGCTTCCTCGATCGGGTCGCTCATGGCTTCGCCTTCTCGGGGACGAACCCGTGGTGTTCGAGGAACTCGTCCACCGTGTATGACGTCTCTCCGTAGAGGAGCGTCTCCGTTCGCCTCTTAGGCGGGGTCAGCGCCAGGAGGTCCTCTCGGCGGCAGTCCCGAAGGACCTCAGCGATCGTCTCAGCGATCTCGTCCCGCTCTTCCAGCTCGCTCACGACGGCTCGTCCTCTCGACAGGCCATGGACGCCCCGGTTGGCTTCGGCTTCGGCTCTTCGAGCCCTACGGCTCCTCCGCTTCGGAAGTGTCCGGCGTGAAGCTGAATCCGATACTCGCGGTTCGGTTCGTACTCGGGAGCTGGGGGAGCTTCGAGGGTGAGGGCTTCTTTCACCGCCTCGTCGAGAGGAGGGAGCACGGGCACCGTAGCGGGCTTCAAACCGGCGAAGGCTCGGTTCCGCTTCCCTTCCTTCCGCTCCAGATCCTCGATGCTGAGGCCTTCTCGGGCCGCCTGGCGGAGCCGCTCTGCGTCGATCTCCTTCTGCAGCGAGCCGGAGACCCAGATCCCCGGTGCCCACTCTGGAGAGCGAATCCGAATCGTCTTCGAGCGAAGGACCCGCCTCCAGCCCCACACGGCGAGGAGGAACAACCCGAGAAGGACGAACGGCCCGATCACTTCGCCGCCGCCTTCTTCGCTCGCGCCTTCGAGACCCGCTCTCGCTTCTTCTCGGAGCGATCCAGGACCACCAGCGGCTTCGCCGCAGCCTTCTTCGGAGTCGTGGCGACCTCGATCCGGTAGGCCGGCGTGACGAGGGCGACGGTCGTGTTCCCGTCGTCTCCGTGAGCGTGTACGAGGGTCGGCGTCTTCAGATGCAGCGCCGTCCGGGCGAACTCGCGGATCGCCTCCTCGGGGCTATTACAGCCTACGTTGAGGGCCGTCTTCCCGCCGTCCGCGTCGCTCACGACTCTGTAGTAGGTCATCGGCTCTCCTTCGGAGCCGCAGCCGTCCCGTTCTGGGCCGCCCATTCCCGCTCCTCGCGTGCTCGGATGGCGTCGGCGTGTTCCGGAGTTCCCTGTCTCGCCTTCTCGGTGAAGAGCTTCTGGACCTCTTCGCGGGCGACCGAGATGAGGGTTCGTTGAAACGAGATAGAAGCCTGAAGGAGGCTCACGTCTCGGAAGATACGAGATCCGTCTTCAAAGATTCGCTGCCGCTCGTCGAGAGCGCGAAGCGCCTTCCCCAGCGTCTCGTAGTCGTCCCTTTCGGTGACCTGGGGGAACGATCCCTCCGGGTACTTCGCGACGTAGGCCTCCAGTCGGGTTCGGAACCTCGCGAACACCTCGACCAACTCTCCAGTTCGATCGTTCATCGACTCTCCTCATCTGGCGACGCGTCCTTAAACAAGGTGGTCGGCCAGGCTGAGAGAGAATACCCGAGTCGTGATAGGGGCGCTGCCAACGTTGTTTGTTATCGACGGCCGATCAAAGGTAGGACAGGCTTATCGCGTGCCCCAAACGAGGGCGGTGTAGGGTCTGGCAACGAGGTCGGAGCCCCTATTCCATCGAGAAGGCCGCCTCCGGGCGGCTTTCTCGTTTCTTGAACCTCGTTCAGCTAGCTCTTGGATCTCGTCCCATTCCGACCGCCAAGAAGCTCAGTCCGAACTGGCAGTTACGCCAAGTCGCCAATTTAGTAGCAGACGAGCCAGCAACTCTGGGCGTACCTGAGGGAGGTTCCTTCAACCCAATTCCCGAGCGTCACCGACGCCAAGGAGCCCTCGAAATGACCACGAACAAGAAGACCGTTTCCGCCCTCGCCGACCTCGCCTCGACCTTCTCGGACCGCCGGGAAGGGGACCTCGCTCTCCTCCACGAGCGAGCGGCCGAGATCCCCGGCCTCGTCTCCGCGTACATCGCTTCCCTCACGACGAACCAGCGGATCGAGGGCGCCGAGAGCGACGCGATCCGCGCCCTCCTCGGGGATCGCGTGAACGCGTACCTCGCGAGCGTCGAGGCCTACGATGCTCTCGCCGCGATCCGAGACCGAGAAGCGACCCGAGGCGTCGATAGCGTCGCGCGAGAAGCGGCGCCGAAGGAGAAGACGATCCGCGTCTCGGCTCCGAAGGCCACAGCTCCCACCTCTACGAGCCCCGCTACGACGTCTTCGACGAACGACGCGACGACGGCCACGGAAGACCTCCTCGGGGTCGTAGACCTTCGTACGGCTCCGGCGAGCTGGAACCACTACACGGCTTTGAAGGTCGCGCAGGACGCTGCGAAGAGGACGTACACCGGTAAGAAGCTCGAACGGACGCTTCTCGCCTTCGCTGGAGTGAAGAGCTGGAAGGGAACGGTCGAGGTCGCCACGAAGGCCGGTCTTCGCGTCCTCCTCACCGAGAAGGCGTCGTCGTGAGCTACGACCCGACGATCGTCCTCCCGTTCGGCGCTCGCGTTCGCCTCGTCTCCATCGACGACCACGGGCTCACCGGACGGGACCTCCACCCAGAGCAGTCGGACCTCGGCTTCGTCGGCGTCATCACGGCGAACCTCATCGAGGTCGGAGCGGACCTTTCCTTCGACGTTAAGCCCGGTACCGGCGTCCCCGAAGGAGCGATCATCGTCTACACGGTTCGCGCTCCCGAGGGGAAGCTCCTCGAAGTCGCGAGCTACGAGGTCGAGCCGGTATGAAGAGCCGGTCTCGTAAGGCTCTAGCGCTCGCGGTCGTCCTCTCGGTCATGCTCGCCGGGATCGGGGCTCTCGCCTCGACGTCGTGCCGGGAAGACAACAGAGGGACGCTTCCTCCCTACCGGGTCGTTCTCCCGTAGCGTCCCCTCGCGGTTCTCGATCAAGGGTCGTCTCCTTCGGGAGGCGGCCCTTTTTCGTTTCGCCCGCCACGTGTACTCTGGGCTTATGGCTCGACGGCCCCGATACGAGACTCATCCGACGAATCTCGACGACCTCTTCCGGGCGCAGGAGGAACTCCTCCGAGCAAAGCTAGAAGCCGCCCGGGCCGGCCTCTCCAGCCATCTTCCGGAACTCGGGGCGAACCTGGAGGTGGTGGTCAGGTCGTTCCTCCGATCGTTCCTGCCTCACGAGTACGGCCTTGGAAGAGGCTTTGTCATCTGGCGTCCGAAGGGGTCCTCAAAGGTGTCCGTGTCGACTCAGCTCGATATCATCATCTACGACGCTCTTCGAGGAGGGCCGATCGCGGATCTCGAAACGTCTCAGGTCTATCCGATCGAACACGTGTACGGGTACGTCGAGGTGAAGACGGCCTTCGAGGATCATCTTGACTTGACCCTGGCGAACTCCCACCGGCTCCGAACTCCGAAGCACGCCCTGCTTCAGGGACGTCCGTGGGACATTCTCCCGTACCTCGTGGGCGATCAGCAGAAGCAGGCGGAGGAAAGGATCGCGAAGGCGGATAGGCCCCTCAATCGCTTGGAGTCGATTCGTATGGATCGGAGTCGGCTCCTATGTTGGATGGTGGCTTTCGAGGGGACGCGCGCGAAGAAGCATTCGTCCGTTGAGGGACTTCAGAAGCTCTTCGAGAAAGAGTGGTTGCCTACGGAAGAGCATTCCCATCTGACTGGCGCCCTCATCCTCAGCATCAGCTCGAAGGTAAGGGAGTCGGTGTTTCTAGGTTCCCAGGCTGCTCACGGCGAGCCTCGTCAGTCCTTCGCGTTTAACGAAGGAGCGGCGCTCCGATTTTCGAAGATGATGTTGCTGAACCTCTCCGCGTTCGAGCGGATCCCGATCGGCCTCTCCCTCAATTACAACCAGTACCTAGACCCGCCGGGCTCACCTCAGCCGTAGCAGCCGAAAGATCGACGCCCGCCCCGGATCATTCCGGAAGCGGGCGTCGGGTGCCTCAATCAACAGGGCTGTCGGTGAGACGGCGCGCAGGATGATGGAGATCTCGCGAACAGGCAACCGCGCTACTTCAGACCCTCGATCTCCTCCATACTTCGCGTCGCTTGTAGCGCTGCCTTCGTGGCGTCATCGAGCCCGATCTTCTCCGCCAGCGTCCCACCACACCGACTATCGAGGAGGAAGACCAGTTGAGCCAGACTGGTGGCCCCGAGCCCGAGGGCCCGGGCGAGCGCTGCGCCGTCGCTCGCCCAGCCGAAGTGAACGGGCTGAGGCGCCGAGAGGCGATGCCCTAGCGGAGATACGTGAGTGGCGTTGCACGCTACGTCGTAGAGGCTCTCTTCGTGCGGTCCGAGTTCGGCTACGAGTTGTGTGATGCCTTTTCCGGCGTGCCAGGCTGCGAGCTTCTCCGGCTTCTTCTCGAAGTCGGCGCCGTAGAGCTTCTTCCACTCGTCTATCTCCGCCGAGGTGAGCGAGTCGGCGCCGACAGTCTTGAGCGACTCTTCCTCATCCGCGTATATCTCGTCGATCTCGTTCTTTTGGGCATCGAACTCGTCCTGAGTGATGAGTCCGTCCTTCTTTCGGCCTTCGACTCGCTCCAGGGCAGCCTTCCGAGCGGCCCTCATCCGAGCGAGGCGCAGGTACCCCGCGACCTTCGACCATTCAAGAAAGCGGGCGACCCGTACCGGAGTCTTCGCCGGGTCCTCGTAGAGGTAGTTCAAGGCCGCTCGGATCTCCATCAACGATCGGGAGTGATGGATAGCGCCCGCGAGCGAGCCGTTCTTCATCGAGCCGACGAGCGCGAAGCACTCGATCGCGGTCTTTGCGATGAGCACGTTCACGACGAGCTTTTCGTCGTCCGTCCCCTCGATGCCGAGGTCGTTCGTGTCGTACAGAAATCCCAGGGAGAGCGCGGTCTTCTCGATCGCTCTGAAGGCGGGGTTCCGTTGCAGGCCCTCGTCCAGCTTGCGCAGGGCGTCCCGGTATTCGGCTACGTACTGGTCGAAGTCTGAGTTCACCCGTCGAGTGTGCGGCCCCGCCCCGCCTTGATGCAACGCTCGCCCCTCCTCGACCGAGAAGAGGCGATGCTGATCAACGCGTGGGGCGTCGACTCGACCGGCAGGGCGACCGTCGTCTGGTGCCTGGGGCACTTCGATCTCCACGTGATGCCGTCGGGATGGACGTACATCACGTGGAGGGACGAGTTCGTGAAGACGATCGAACCGGGGAGGGCCTAGACCCCGCAGAGCAAGATCTCGGTGGCCCTTCGGATTACCGCCTCGTTGGCCGGGTCGTCCGGGTCGATGCCGACCGACACCAGCCCTTCCCGAAGCCGACTCGGCTTCCCTCCTACCCGCGCCGCCGCCTTTGCGAGTCGCTCAACGCGATCGCGCCCAGACGCGTCGCCGCGTCCTTCGAACGTATCTCCGTGCACGTTTCATCTCCGTCGAAACACGGAGGGATCACGAGCTCATTTGTCCCCGGGGCCCCGCGCCTCCCGAGTCGAGAACGAAGCTGAAGTCACATCAGCTTCGCTTGGAACGCCGGCACGCTCCCTAACGTGATCCCACCGCGTCTTAGCGACAGGAAAGAAACGACGAACCTGGACCTGCGAATGGAACGAAGGCTGCCGGGCCTGGATTGAAACTCTCGCCTGACTCCTCCTCGGGACGGAAAGGCTGTAGGCACGGTAGCGAACGCTCCGACGCTGTCCAGGGGGAAATGAATGGGCGCTGAACCACGCCTGGTCGCGTTCGGGGCGATGAAGCGATCTACGGACGGATCCGTCGGGAGGGGTTCAGGCCCAGGTCCGACCGTCCTGAGATGTCCGTTGATGTCTCTTTAGGTACGTGTTTCTCGCTCTTCCCGCAGAAAAAGTCTTGACCGATCCCGTGGGAGGCGTATGCCCATTTTTGTCTCTCCTCCCCCCATGAGGCCTTCCTGAGGCCTGGGGCGAACGCGAAACGGGCATTCCGTCCGTCGCGTGAGGAGAGAGCAGATGAGTACGCGTTTCTTCGATCTGGATGCGGCGTTGGTCGCCCTCGAAGGTTACGGCTACGAGCGTGACGTCGAGGATCCCTCCCGCTACTACGGCCCGTTCGGAGTCGTCGCCGAGATCCGACAAGAGCTAGGCGGCGAAGTGGAGGTGCTCGTCTTCCTCGTCGAGAGCCGTCAGGCCGCCGCATGACGGCTGGCCGACTCACGCTGAACGCGTTATCAGTGCGCGATGCCGTTCTTCGCGTCGCACCCCGAGGCCTCGCCGCTGATCGTCGTCAGGACGGTCGACCGCGAGAAGACGATCGGCGTCTACGTCGTGACCGAGGAGAAGGAGGAGAAGCGGACCTTCCTCGCGAGGCGGATCGCGGTGAAGGGCTCGTCCACCGTGCTCCGCCCCGAGGTACAGCCCGACGTTTTTCACGCCGTGGTCGAGGCGGAGGATGTCGTCGGGATCGGCGTCGCGACCTCGCTCACGAGGCGCGTCCGCTACCAGCAGTTGGGATGGTTCGACCCAGCGCTCGTCCCGTTCGAGTGAGCCGAGCTGGCGCGAATCGAAGACCGCAACACCGCAGTTCCCTTGGGGACCGGGGATGTTGCGGTGTTCTTCGTGATACGGGTCTCTGTTCCGTGGACCGGTCGGTATTGGAGTATTGGTCTAGCGATCCGAGGGGAATCCGGAAGGAGTCGTCCGTTACAGGCTGCAAGGCGCTCGGATCTTCCGGGGACGCCACCTCAGCAGAACGGACGTTCGATGTAGAGATGAGTCGGTTCAACACGAAGAAGAAGCGAGAAGAGAAGGCACGGAACGCTCAGGAGCGATCGGCGAGAGCCCCCGAGCTTCCCTCGAACGCGAAGGCGCGGGCGTTGGTTGCCTCGATGGAGAAGGAGATCAACGAGTTCATCCGAGACGAGAGGAAGAACCTCGTCGGAGATCGGATGCTCGTTCTCTTCGATCCCTCCAGCCACACGCCGGCTCGGATGATCCTGGAGGCGAAAGGACAGCGAACGTCCGACCTGCGTCTCGTCGTGATCGAGCGGGTCGATGCGCAGAAGATGCTCCACCTCTACGACCCCGAGATCGATCTCTCGAAGTACCCGACGGCTCCGGACCGCGTCCTCCTCGCCGTCCTCGCGTACGAGACCGAAGACTTCGCGCACTTCGCGAAAGCGTCGGCTCCGAACTAGAAAAAGCAGACGGCCGTCGGGAGGGGGATCCTCGACGGCCGTCTTCGACCTCGGTGAGGAGGTCGGCGCGGAACGTGATCTAGATCTCGCGCGACGTCTACGAACCGACGCGATCAGAAACTCGCGGAGAAGGCGATCGCCACGTCAGGCGGAAGAGATAGCTTCGTCCCCTCCCGTTTGTTCCGCCCGACGGCGGCCGAGAACGGGAAGACCTTCCCGGAAACGACGAAGCCGCCGTCTTTCCCGGGGCGAAGCGAAAGGCGCTCGCCCCGGAGGATCGCGTCGATCACGACCCGACCCCTCGCCGCGTCGCCTAGGAGGGCCGAGGAGACGTCGGAGAGTTCCGCCTCGACCACGCGCCACGTCGGCTCGGCTCGGGCGTCTTCGTGTGACGTCGTCGATTCGGCGGCCCGGAGCGTCGCCGCTTCCGCTTCGAGGTCCCGGAGCTTCGTCGCGAGGGCCGGCGACGCGCCGTCCGCGAGTAGGTCGGCGAGTCGCGCGATCTTCGCCTCGACCTCGACGAGCCGGCGCTCGGGCGAGATCGCGCCCGCCATCGTCGTCTTCGCGGAGGCGCGCTCGCGATCGACGTAGCGCTCGTACGCCGCCCGGAGCTTCGCTCGACGGGCCGGATCCGAGAGAACCTCCTGAAGCCGACCGAGGATGGCGTCGTGCGCCCGAGCGGCGTTCACGCTCGACGCGAAGGAGCAGGCCCCTCGATCGTGCGCCTGACACCTGAAGTATTGAAGAGCCGGCTTCGCGCCGGACTTCTCGTCCTTCGACTGTCGCTTTCGACTCTTCGTCCCCGTAAGTCCGAGTCGCCCGCCGCACTCTGGACAAGCGATACGACCCGCAAGGATCCAGCGAGAAGGCCGATGCTGCCGCCCCGAAGGGAAGTGCGCCTTCATGTACTCGCGGTGAAGAGCCTGGACTCGTTCCCAGGTCGCGACGTCCACGATCGCGAGATGGGCGAACGAGTGAGTGGTCCCGCCTTCCTTGCGGTGGATCGAACGCTTCCGACCGTCTTTAATCACGACCTGTCGACGTCCGATCGTGACGCGGCCGATGTAGTCCTCGCGAGCGAGGATGGTGCACAGCGTCTGTACGACCCAGCCTCGTCCGGTCGGGCTCGGGATCTTCGCCTTCCGCAAGGCGTCGATGATCTCGTGGTAGCTGTTCCCCTCGGCTCGAAGCCGGAAGATGCGGCGAACTACCTCGGCCCTTTCCGGATCGATCTCGGTGGGTCGTTGACCGTTCCCCGCTGTCGGCGCTCCTCTTCTGTATCCGTACGGAATCTTCCCGGTCGAGCAGCCCTTCGCCGCGAGGACTCGAAGCGCCGCTCCCGTACGTTCGCCGATCGTCTCGCGCTCCCACGCGACGACGCTGATGATGACGTTCAACGTCATTCTTCCGCTCGCGGAACGCGTGTCGATTCGATCCGAGAAGCTGACGAGGTGGAACTTGTCCCCGAAGAACTCGGCGACGAGTCGGGACCAGTCGCCAAGATTACGTGTCAGGCGATCGAGCTTGAAGATGACGAGCGTGTCGGCTTCTCCGGCTTGAAGCCGAGCGAGAGCCCGCGTGAGACCTGGCCGGTTCATCGTCGCGGCCGAGAAGCCTTCGTCCGAGACGATGTCGAGGAGTTCGAGATCCTGGTTCGCGCAGTAGCCCGTGATCTTCTCCCTCTGCACGGCGAGCCCGAGGCCGGAGATGGCCTGTTCCTCGGTGCTGACACGCGCGTAACCGATCGCACGACTAGGACGCGTCATCGCGTTCTTCTCGACGTCGAGCGGCTTCGACGAGGGCGAGGATGATCGCGTCGTAGGTGGCGTCGTCGAAGTCGTCGGGTTCTTGGTCGTCGTCGGCCACGACCGCTTTACCCGCTTCAGCTCGGCCGGGTTGTTGGGCTCAATTGGAGGGCGTGGCGCCCTGTCGGCGCGCCCAGAGATAAGCTTTCGCGGCTGGCGGTCGACGGAGAGATTAGCTTTCGGGAGGGACCGGGAGGATGTGTACATCCTCGGATTTTCCCGCGCGATCCGCTGGCCCGTCTGCCCGTGAAGCTTCCGTGGTTCCGGGAGGTTACGAGGCTCCAGGGCCCGAGATCGAGCGGCCCACGGAACGGTTCCGGGGGTCGAAGAGATCCAGCGTCCCGGTAGTTCCGGGGCCCTCGCCGGGGCTCTCGGGGTCGGTGGGTAGCGTGACTCCGACGGCCGCCCCGGACTCCCCCGGACGGCAAACGAAACGGAACCCGATGACCACCAAGAAGAAGAAGACGAGAGAGAAGACCGAAGCCTTTCCGGTGATCGTTCCTGACGTAGATCGCGTGCACAACGGCACGGACCGCAACGCCGCTGCAGCTCGTGTCCTGATCGCGGACTGGCTGTATCGCTTCTCGAACGAGAAGGACATCGACGACGCTGTAGCCCACCTCGCGATCGATGAGCTGTTCGAGATCGACGGGGAAGGGAACATCAAGGTCACCGACTTCGGCGAGGATCGTCTCACGCAGATCTGCGACCACGACGGGCGGACGTCGTGAGCGCTCCGAAGGTGAAGAACCGCGAGCGGAAGAACTTGATCGCGCGGATCAACCGGTACATCCGTGGCCGTGGCTCCGTAGCGGTCAGCTCCGAAGGTCGGGTCTTCTTGTATCCGGTCTTTCACGACTACACGGACCGTCGCATCGAGATCTTCGACGTGACCGTCTTCGGCGCCTCGATCGGGGTGCTGTGAGCGACGGAGCCGTGCCCGGACCCTGCGAGGGGTCCGGGCCGCTCGCCCCGAACGTCGAGCTGGTGAGGTTCTTCGAGATGGTCGCCGGCCCGGCGCCGCTCGATCGTCCGAACCTGCCCGACGATCTCCTGGACCTCGTAGTCGCAGATGTGATGGTCGCGAGAGCTACCGCCGTCTCCGCGTGGTCCGTCTCGATGTGCAGACGCGATCCAATTCTCAAGGTCGCGCTACGCGATCTGACACCGTCGCTCGCGCGGAAGTGGTTCGCGGAACTGCCGCTTGAGCTCTCGGAATCGACGCGCACGAGCATGCACACGCAGCTCCGGATGCCGCTCGCTTTGCTGCTGAAGGCGTTCGTCGTTCCAGCGCCTTTCGAGAAGCGCTGGAAGACGATCGTGAACGACGGCTCCGGGCTCAAGCGACACGAGGTGTCCGAAGCGAAGTTCGCCAAGCGCTTGAGCGAAGGAAACGTCTTGGCGATGTTCGGTCTCGACCTCGCAGCCATCACGACCGACGACGAGTGATCGCCGCTCGTAAACGCCCGTAGGAGACGTCGGGTCGATCCGGACAGCGGTCGGCCCGACGTCGAGCCTCGACGCCTTCCTGAAGCTCGTAGTTGGCCGCGCGTGGTCCTTATTGGAGACGTTGGAAAACCAGAGCGAAATCAACGCTTCGGTAGTTAGTCGATAAACCGGCCTTAGGTACGAGAGGCCGAGAGCGTAACTAGATACGAGACGGCCCCAAGGCCCGAAAGTCAAGAAGGAGAAAACCGATGAGCAAGTCGAATCAAGTGAAGATCAACGTGACCCCGGAGATGTTGATCGCGATCGATGCCTGGAGGCGTCGTCGCGTGATCGACCACTCCGAGATCCTCTCCCGCCCGGAGGCGATCCGCCGGATGGTGTCCGAGTCCCTGGGAGGTGTCCGGTGACCATTACCGTTTCAAAGACCGCTACTGCGATCCGACAGGCCCTCCCGAAGTCGTGGCGGGTCGTCGAGGGCGAAGAGATGCTCTTCGTATTCAGAAACAAGAAGGATGCGGACCGTGACCGAGAGGCCCTCCTCATTCGGCTCGTTACGGGAGACGGCTACTCCGAGCTTGAGCGCGGTAAGGAATTCGACTCAGCGAAGCAGGTTGTCCCGGCGATCATCCGAGCCCTCCGGGCGATCGGTTACTCGGCCGTCAGCACCTACTTCCTCACGTGAAAAGGTGAAGGCCGCCCTGACGAGGGGCGGCCTTCGGGAGGAACCGAACGATGACCGAACGAACAACCACCTTACCCCTTCGGTAAGGTCTGAACGAAGCGACCCGTTCAGGAATCAACCTGGCGGGCCGGAGAGAGGAACGGCGAATGCGGAAGCTGACCCCGGAAGAACGGTCCGAGCGGGAGAGGTCACAACGTGCGAAGCGCAACGAGCGCTTCCGCAACAAGGACCAGTCGCTCAAGCGAGTCCAGGTCTACGTCGAGGGATACCTGGCTCGGTGGGTCCTGAGGATCGCGGACGCTCTAAGGCTCACCGTACAGGAACTGATCCACGACCTACTTCGGTCCTACTGCTCTCGTGCCGGAGGCGTCCGGAGCCTCCCCGCTAGTCCGAGATGGTCCCTTCCGGAGGACCCGCGAGGGCTTGAACGAGTCGACCTCCTGTTGACCGCGGAGGAGATCCAGGTCCTTCACCGCGGAAAGAAGCGGATCCCCTCCCTGTCCCGAGGGAGCGTGATCGAGATCATCTTGATGGAGTCGATCCGCTTCCGAGGGAAGTGGGCCTGGTTCACACACCCTGATACAGGCCACGAGGTTCCTCTCTTCGGTCGCGTGGAAGATCCCAAGTACGGATCTTACATCAACGGTCTGGTCCAACAGCCCGAAGAGGCCCGCTGGTACGACCGGTACACCGCGAGGTCCATTCGCAGCAAGGTCGCTCAGGCCTCGTCGCCTTCGGCGTTCCGAGAGGCGCTCCGCGCTTTCTCCATCACCCACGCCCCCTACGTCCAGGAGATGTACTTCGGAGGCTTCACCCCTCCGGAACCCCCTCCTCCGTCAACCCACAAGGCTATCCGGTCCTGGGTCGAAGACGGAGAAGGCCGTCCTCCCTCGTCTCGTCACGGATCTACCCCTCTCTCTCCGGAAGAGGATGAAGATGCAGCCTAACCAGTCCTCAGTCTTTTCAACTACATATCCCCGGTTTTCCGTCTCCTCTGTCTATATAGACCGAGGGCATTTTCAGGAATCGACCGAACAGAAAAATCAAATCCCCGTCGGGCTCTCCGGCGGCGCAGCCGCCGGCCTAACTGAAACCCGAAGTTCTATATAGACAGAGGAGACGGAAAACCGAACCTAAGTGCTTGTAATGATTGAAGACTGATAAAGGAGGTGTCCGTGTGGAAGAACTGAACGAAGCGAAAGCCTATGAAGCTCTGGTACTGAGGGATGTTCGAGGGGAGTCCTCCGAGACGGAGGCGGAGGTCCTCTGTGAGTCCCTTGAGGCTGCGATCGAGTGGAAGGACACCCTGACTCGCTTCTGCCAGGAGGTAGAGGCTGAGCTGACGCAGATCAGACTCGACGTAGATCAGGCTCGGGAACAGAGCTTCAAGATCGGCCCGTCCGGGAAGCCCAGGTACATGAGGTACAAGACCGAGAGGGAGGCGCGGAAGGCCGACCTTGTAGCGTTCAAGACGGCCTGTATCGCGAAGCTGAAGGAAGCGAAAGAGGCGGTCCGCTCCTTCCGTGAGGAAAAGAGCGGACAGGAGAAGCCGGGGATCTTCGCGAGGTTGGACCGCCTGGAGGAGATCCTCCTTCGGATCGAGAGCCAGATCGGACGGAGGGTGTAACGATGAGGCGGAGGATCGCGATGAAGGACGACTTTGAAGACGAGATCGAAGATCTGTTCGCGAAGCCCCTTTCGGCGGAGGAGCTGAAGGCGGAGGCGAGAGACCGCAGACAGGAGAACATCGACCTGAATCTGATCCTCGGGTGTCCGATCGATTTCCCACCCTCGGAGGCAATGATTCAGTACGAGGGGAAGCCTCTGAGGCACCTTCTGACGGCCTCAGAGAGAATGGAGATGAAGAGGACGCTCCCCGGAAGGTTGATCAGACCCTTTGCGGATGAGAAAGTCTTGAAGTGACGAAGAAGAACTTCACTCCACCCCCGTCCCCGAAGACGACGATCACCCTCACGGAGGAATCCGTCCGCCAGCTCCGGCTCGTTCGCGACAAGATGGGTGGTTCGCTCGACGAGGCCGTGGCGTACCTGGTCGCGTTGTTCTCGGGCGACGGGGGGGCCGTCGAACTTCCGCGCCAGCCGGAGTTGGCCTCGGGGCCGACGTACGAGGGCGAGATCTTCAGGTCGCACGCCATCGTCCGGGACGGCGCGTTCCTCGTCGAGACGACCATCCACGAGGCGAAGGAGGGGGACGTCTTCGACGATGGCGCCCGACGCTGGCTCGCGGGGATGTACGACTACGTCTGGTCCAACAAGGCGACCTTCGACCGCGTAGGAGCCGAGTTCGATCGTCACCTCGACCGAATGGCCACGAAAACGAAGAAGACGACCGGGAAGCCCGGGAAGCGTCCCTACAGGTTCTCGTCGGAGGAGGCCAGGGAACGCGTCCGCGGTGCCAATCTTGGTGTGAAGCGTCCCAAGTCTCCGGAGACAATCGCGAAGATCAAAGCCACGTGGGCCAAGAAAAGCGCGGTGAAAGCCAACAAGTCAGAATAGTTCGGTGGTAGTCCGATAGTCGACCCTCTGTTGTAACGGAGGTCGACGATGGACTGGAGATCGATGATCGGAGAGCCGGACGAGAGAGGGTGTCGGCGATGGGTCGGGACGTGGCTGGTAGGGGGCCGTCCTCAGGTCCGAGTCGACGGGAAGAATCAGTACGTGGCGCGAATCCTCTTGAGCGAGTCGCTCGGGAGACCGATTCGCTCGGGCTACTACGCACTACATACGTGTGACGTAGGTACGTGCTGCGAGGTGAGCCACCTCTTCGAGGGGACACCGCGTAGGAACATTCTGGATGCGGTAGAGAAGGGGCGATGGACCCAGGCGGGCTACCACCCTCGGATCGAGCCTGATCAAGCGCGCTGGATTCGGGAGCAGTACGCGAGCGGGAACCGGTGGTGGACGAGGAGGCGGCTGGCCGATCGGTTCGCCGTTTCCGAGAACACGATCACCGAGATCGTCCGCGGTCATCGGTTCCGGACGGCCGGAGGACCGATCTCAGGGCCGCGTGGAGCAGGCGGTCGTCCCGTGTCTCCAGCAGGCGACCTCGCCGCTTCTCCGTCTCGGTGAGCTGCTTAGCCCGCCGGGCGGCGACTTCGGCTCGCATTTCGTTGGACCATTCGGCGCACTCTGGATGACGACTCATCTGGGAGATGCGGCCGATCTGGACGCACTCGGTCCCGCGTCGAAGGTCCTGTACCGCTACCTGTCTCTCCATCCCGCACGACTCGCACTCCAACAGGACGAGAGCCCCGGCGTGATGTTCTGTGAGGACGAAACACCCGTATCTTGTTCCGATCGGCGGTTTCTCGCCGCGAAAATTCGGCCTTCGAGCTTTGGCCCCATCACTACGAGAACCCACGATGAAGACTCTTCCTAATCAAGGCTCCCCCGAACTTCTTCACCAGCTCCTCCGGGCTGACGAGGAGGCGCTACGTTCGATCCGGAAGCTGGAGGAGACGTCAGACGGGCTGCGACGCATCGCGTTGCTCCTAAGGGCTAATCTGGCGGCGCGTTTGCCGAGGTACTCACCGACCGATCAGGTGCTCGAAGATCCAGGCGCCGATCGCCGCGAGGGTTGAAGAGGCGAAGACGGCCCCGGTGATCTTCGCGATGAGTCCGGTCTGGCCGTGGGCGTACTTGTCGAGCTTCTCCCCGAGTTCCTTGAGGCCCTCTTCGATCTTGTCGAACCGCTTTTCGTCGTCGGCGGTGTGCACGTCGAATCGGCGGAGCGAATCGACGTGACGCGTCTCGATCCGCTCCCGGACCGACTTGAAGCCCTCTTCAAGTCGAACTTCCATTCCTGCGATCTTCGTCTTCGTATCATCCGGCATAGCGTGTTCCATCGTGGAAGCTCAAGTGTTGGAGGGAGCGGACTTCGACATATATCCGACCGCCCCCGCGGCAATCACCATCGCTACCTCGTGGTCCCCGAGGCCCGCACAAACCGACGCCGCCGTGAAGGCGACGAAGGCGATCGCGAACTGTTCCCAGGATGTAGAGGTCATCTTCGTACTCCTCAAAGGTCCATCGGGTGTCGAAACACGCAGAGCGAGTCGAACTCGAAGTAGTAGTTTGACGTTGTGCCGGTGTTGCCGAGAAACGCGAGCCCGCACGTATCGAGCGTCGCCGAGTTCCACCCGGATCCGAACGCGCCGACGGAAGCGGCAAACGTCTTCTCGTTCATCATATCAGTGTTCCTCGCCGACGAGGACGCGGCCGGAACGTCGAGTTGAAAGTTGCCTCGGAACTTCGGCGGAGACCCGGCGGTCTTTCGCGCCGTCGTGTTGTAGGCGAACAAGGCTGAAAGGGAGCGATCGTCTCCGAGGCCGAGGTTGAGATCGAACTGAGGCCAGGATGGAGTTCCACCAGACAACGAGGTGGTGCCCCCGGCGATGTAGGCGTATCGCGTCGCGGTGCCGACCTGGGTCATCGCCGATAGCGAGTAGTGCGAAGAACCGGTGAGCTTGTTCCCGAGGAACGAGGCTCCTGCCGAGTACCACTCGGTGTAGTGAGTGAAGTCGGAGATCCCGACGAGCCGGAAGCTGAAGATGTACCGCTTCGCGTCCGTGTCGTAGAGCGGAAGGGTGAGGTCGTTGATCATGATTGACGTCATGAGCAGACCGGTCGCCTTCGTCGGGAATTTCACCCGGAGACGCGGACCCTCGGCGCCCGAGACCTTCGTGACCTGTACGCTTCCCGTGGCGATCTCGTCCTTACAGACGGTGAA